CAGCAACCAAAGCAACTTGACCACGATAGATCAGATCGGCTTGTGGGCCTTCAATAAACGAATGAACTAGATTGTGGGTTTCGTTGAGTGTTGGTAGTGGGTGAGAGATGCGGAATGAGCCAGAACCTTTAGAGAGCGAACCAGTCACACTGAAGTTAGCGTTGAGTGACGCTGCTGCCGTAGCTCCTGCGTCTTGCGACAACTTGAATTCAACGAGACCGTTGTTGAACTTGTAACTATTGTTGCCCCCTTGAAGGCGTATGTCCCCTGCTACCTCAAGTGCGTTTGATACGCTTGCGGCAACGCCAATGCCAACATAGCCGCTTAAAGCCGTTGTTCCCGTCACCCCCAGCGTGCCGGGGATGGTGACTGCGCCTGTGGCGTCGATACGCATACGTTCTAATGCATTTGTATAAAAAGTCTGAACAGATGCTGCGGGGACTGCTGAATGTCTAAATTCAGTTGCAGATGCTGTTATTGTTGAGTATTGAGTAGACCCATTATTAGCATAAAAATACATAGCCCCCAAGTTGTCTGAAGAACGCCCGTTAATAGCTATTGCTAAACTTGACGAAGCAGATACAACATTTAAAGGAGAAGAAGGCGAACTCGTCCCGATGCCGACGTTGCCTGAACTGTCTATCAGCATACGGGTTGTAGAGTTTGTCGCAAAACACGTTGCTGTAGCAGATAAGTTCCCAAATACTGCCGCGTAAGCGGGCGCTCCTGTAAACACTGCGCCACCGGCACTGCTTTCAACGCCAGTTACCATAGTTACGCCGGTGTTATAAGCAACTAATTGAACGCGATTAGTGCCAGTTGTCGGGGTCGCGGAAAAAAACGTAGGGCCAGCGGCGGTGACTGTCAGCGAAGTGCTAAACGCCCCTGTAGTCCCAGTAAATGCCCCCGTAGCACTCAGCGTTCCCGTTACCGCTAGGCCGGTGGAGGATGTGGTTGTTATTGCTGTAGGGGTGTATGTGTTTCCAACTGTCAAACCAGAATTCGTGTATACAATAAATGACCCACCACTATCATGACCAATTATTACAGCTTCAGTTGACCGCGCTTTCCAGTCAGGTGCGTTATATACAGCGCCGCCAGATAATCTAAATTGTCCTGCGGCGGTAGACATTAAAAAAGCACCTTCATTTGCAATGGGAGATGCGTTAATTTGCGCTGTGGCAGTTCCACCAGATAACGCTGAAAATACTCCCGTCGCACTCAGCGTTCCCGTTACCGCTAGGCCGGTGGAGGAGAATGTACCTATGGTTGTTAAAGCGCCAAGGGTTGTAGGAGTTACCCCTCCATTACCGGCTTTAATAATTACACTACCTTCCTTCCCACTTGTATTACCTGTGCCAACTCCTGACTGTAATATTAAGTCGCCCGAATATTCATTTGTTCCTGATGTTACTGACCATGCGCGGAGTGTTACGTCCTTATCTGTTAAACCAGCGGAGGCAGCAGAACCCCCGCCCAGCGCATAACTAGCTAAACCTGTGCCCAATGTTGCCGTGCCCGTAGCACTCAGCGTCGTAAACGCCCCCGCAGCAGGAGTCGTAGCACCAACAGTGCCGTTAATGTTGATTGAGGCTGTGCCGGTCAGGTTGGTTACTGTGCCAGAGGCGGGGGTGCCTAGAACGGGAGCAGTCAGCGTCAATGCTGTGCCGTTCGTTGTAGCGCCAGTAATACCGGCCAGAACGCCAGCATTGTTGTACTGAACTTGCGTAGTAGAACCACCCGCTGGCCCAGAAGTCGCACCCGCCAATAGTGTAACTACACCTGAACTATTCTTGTAATATAGTTTGCCATCGTTGGTGTTAAGTGCCAATTCACCAGCGACTAGATTGCCAGCCGATGGGACAGCCGCTCCCGTTGATGAATAGTACAGAGATATAGGTGTGAAGCCGCTTTGTGCCATGATTGTTCCTTAAAATGTTCCGCCTGAAATGTCTGACCAAACAGGAGCAGATGCACCAGCAGATGTTAATACTTGTCCAGCAGTTCCTGCCGCAGTATATGCGTGAGCCGTTCCAGTTCCGTAACCAGCACCACCAGCAGTTGCTGTAGCCGTGGAGTTAGTCCCGCCGTTGGCAATTGGAAGAGTACCTGTAACCCCGGTGGTGAGTGGCAGCCCAGTCAGGTTCGTTGCAACACCGCTTGATGGCGTACCTAAATCTCCACCATTGACTACGAATGCCCCTGACGAACCTGTATTGACCCCTAGAGCCGTTACAACGCCTGTTCCCGTAGTCACTGTGCTTGGCGCAACTCCAGCACCGCCGCCAATCATTAAAGCGTTTGCCGCCAACAATGCCGAAGACGCTAGAGTCCCTGTTGCCGTATAAGCAAGTATTCCGCCGCTAGTTCCAGCCGTAAGACCTGTCCCTCCGTTAGCCACAGCCAGCGTTCCTGCAACAGTCACCGCACCTGTAGTAGTCGTTGCTGGAGTCAGCCCCGTTGTGCCAAAAGTAATAGAACTCACGCCACTGCCAGCGCCTGAGAACTGCGCCCAAGTTATTGCTGTGGTGCCTAAAGTCCCGCCTGCGTTACTTGTGCATACCCAACCTGTGTCGGCCTGCGTGGTGCCATCCTCAACGAAGACGTATGCTCCGGGGACTTGCGCCCAAGTGTTCATGTCCGTGGTTCTTGTCCACGCACCAGACGCACAAAGGTAAAGACCATTATTTTGAGACAGGGTTTGGTTCTTAACTAGCACACGGTCAGCCGCAACGATTGATATGCCGTCAATCGTTTGCGCTCCAGACAATGTAATGTCCACAGTCGTAGCCGCTACAACAGAGGCTTTAGTGTCTAATCCTTGTGCTACGGTATCGACATAACTTTTGTTGGCAATGTCCGTAGATGCGGACGGAGTTGTGGAGATAGTCCCCGCAGTCACAACAAGGCTTGCAATCGTGCCAAGGCTGGTCAACGAGGATGCTGTAACTCCAGAGGCCAAGGTAGAGCCGGAAAGAGTGCCTGCTGGAGCAACAACTGCCGCTGTAGTGATACTGGTTGTTAAGCCTTTGGCGTTGATGGTAATTACAGGAATTGCTGTGCTAGAACCCGTAGAACCTGCCGAAGCAACTGTGGCAAGCGTAGTAGCGTTCCCAACTGATGTTACATCACCAGTCAAATTAGCGTTTGTTGTGACAGTTCCCGCCGTCAGTCCTGCCGCAGTTCCCGTTATATTCGTCCCCACTAAAGCACTTGGAGTTCCGAGATCAGGAGTTACTAAGACAGGGGAGTTTGAAAGCACTACATTCGTTGTGCCAGTGCTTGTGGTAACCCCAGTTCCCCCGCTGGCTACAGCAAGCGTCCCCGCCACCGTTACAGCGCCTGTAGTCGATGTGGCTGGGGTCAAACCAGTTGAGCCAAAAGAGATTGCGCTTACACCCGCGCCGCTGACAATTGAACCCCAAGCGTTGTTAGCGTAACCCTCAAATGACGCCGCAGTAGTGTTATAACGCAACGTGCCGTTTGTACTGGCCCCTCGCTGTCCGGTAGTCCCAGCAGGAATAACAATCCCGCCTGAACCGGGAACTGTAGGATCGCTGGAAATTGCTATAACAGGAGAATTGACAAAGTTTCCATCTGTAATATCAATCTGGCTTGAAGTCCCAAGTATTGTCCGTGTTGCAATGGTTGAACTGTTAAGCGCCAATACCCCAGTTCCAGTCGCTCCAGCAACTGCCAACGCAACTCCAGTCAACGCAAACGTGGGATTACCAGCCACTCCGTCGCCGTTGGTTACCGAGATACCTGTCGTAGTAGACGACATCGTTCTACCAGCAACCGTGTTACTTGCGGTCTTGGCAATCATGCCCGTACCAGCCGCCTCAAGGCTCCCAGAGGCCGCGTTGAGGGTTACCTGTAGGGTTGACTGCGCCCCGCCGTCCGTAAGCCCTACGCCCGTCCCACCGGACAACCTACGGCTATTTGCTAACGTAGATTCCTGATTTAACGTCAGGAAAGTCTGCGTCTGAACCGGCGAGCCAGCAAGCGCGGCCGTCGTTGTCTGAACGGTCACCCCGTTTTGCACGACAGGGACTAATTCTGCGCCTGTAATAGCTCCCGCAGAGGGCAACTGCGTAATCGTTACATTAGCCATATCACGGACTCAAGTTATCAAGGTTGCCATTCGTAGAAGGAGTGTCTTGATTGTTTTCTGGGGATATCTCGTAATTTTGATACGGCCCCGTAATTAGCGCGTCTGGGTCAACAGCAACACTGACATCCGGTCTAGGAAAACGAATAGTAATTCTTTCGGTCTGCCTTGCCGGTAGACGATACGGGTCTTTCTGATCCGCACAGCCTTGCCCACAAACTAGCAAGCCGGGGAAGTTAGGATCAGGCCGCGCCTCAGCGTGCGGCCTCTTCATCTTGCAACGATCACAGATGAATATCGCAATATCAGACAAGCCAATGGTATCTAGGAATCTTGGCACTATTTCCACCGGCATTCGGTAATGTAACTGTATTTCTTACCGCGATTTATTTCAGGGCGACTTAACCAGCGATGTATTGTCCCATGACGGATTCCGAGGCAACGAGAAGAAAACATCAAAGATTTATATTCTTTACCATTAATAATGCAAGCTCTCATAGGATGGCATAGCTTTAATGATTCAATATGAGCGGTGGAGAATTTCTTCCCAATCCTTGCTGCTCTTTGGTGTTCCCTAACTTCAGGACGCTGCATCGCAAGCCTTAGTGCAATAAGTTGCTTTGCTCGCAACTCAGGATTTACCATTGGATTGCGCTCAAGAAACATTTTACGCAGAGACTCCTTGTGTGCATCTGTGTGGCGAAATCCTGTTGAACCCATGCCGCCACTGGCAATATTTGAAAGCCTGCATCCATTTTTACGGAATTCATCAATAAGTGCAATTTCATGGTCAAAGGCATCCTGTTCTACCGCCCATTTGCCAAGAATTTCCACCCTAAAATTACCATGCTTTTCCACTGTACGTTTCCACACAATATTCCGCCCAACAGCACTGTGGGCGCGTTTAACTGAGCCTTTGCCAATGTAGAAAATTGACCCGTCAGGTTTGTAGTGGGCGTAAGTGACGTAAGTCATTGATTTATCTGGTATAAACCGAAATATTCGGGGCCAGAAAAATTGGCGAATGATCACGTTCTTCCAACTCTGCTTCAGTCAGATACTGTGTAGCCATCTTCTCCAGATAAGCAATTCGCTCAGGAGGCACTTGAGGCAATTCTAAAGACATGCGATGAGACAGCATCATCACTACAGCTTCATACCACCGCTGCGGAATTTCCAATTGACCTTGAAGGTCACCTACGTCTTGAATCTGGCGCGAATACCATACGGTCATCTGCACAAACGGATCGGACGGAGTAGGCCACAGCGACATCGTTGGCTGCGAAATTAAGCGATTAAACCAAAACTGGAATGGCTGATTAGCCGTGAAGTTCTTGTTAGGCAGATTTGTATAATCGTCCCGGTTCAGCCTAGCCATCGTAATTTCTGTGCTGTTGTTACCCACATAGAACTCACGCAGAGCCAATGTTGAGTTACCAGAAATACGTATACGGTAGTAAGCAACCGATTGACCGGGGTCAATATCAGTCCATATCCATTGGTTGTCAGTAACAGTAATGGAACCGAGACTTTCCAGCGTAGACCAAGTGATATTGTCTGTTGAATACTCTAGCGTGATCGTCCAAGTTGCAGAGCCACCGCTTCCTACATAGGGCAAGAACCCTATAGAACCCGCGTAAACTAAATTAGTTGAGCCGTAATTGACGGCAATGTTTCCATTATCTGAGGTCTGTTGGCAGACGGTATCAACGTCACCATCATATACATTTGCTACTACACCACCGGCTGAAGATGTGTATGAACCGCTTGGACGACTCATTGTCCTGTAGAGCGCATTCAGAACGTCTATGGTGCCTTCAGGCATGGCATAGATATACTGGTTGGCATTCATACCGAATACCTTTTTACTTATTGCCCAGTAGTTGATACCGATATTAGCAAGGTGGGAAAGCAGAAAGAACAGGCTTTCCCTAGCAGAAGTCTGTTGCTCTGAAGTCAGTTCTTCCGCGAGTTTCCCACAACGTCGCGCACCGTGATCGATGAATTGCTGAACGTCTATTACGGTTTGACCGACAGTCCCTGATGTTGCCATGTTTTCATTCCTCTACCAACCCGGACAATTCCATCGTTTTAACGAGGCTTTTGCCCTCGGTGCGTCGCCTGCTGCGTACTTGACGACCCCCGACATCCGGGCGCAGAATGAATCTTTACGAGAACCGCCTTGCGGCTGTGGTGCCTTTAGATTGCTACCAGTCTCTCGATTATACTTGTCGCGGCCTTTCTGCGTAAGACCGGCACCACGATCTACCGACAGCTTCTCTCCTCTACCTACAGAAAGAGAAACTCCGCCACTTTTTAATTTGGCAGTTTTTGCTGACTCTCGGAAGGCTTCAGCCGTTGGCGCACCTTTGCTACCAACTTTTCGCATCTTTTCACCAGAGCCTTCAGAAATTCTTTCGCGCTTTTCATGAATTGCTGCATACAAACCGCCGCCACGAGCTTTTTTATCGGCGCTATCAAACTCTTTTCCTACTTTCGTAGGGATGCCCACCTTCTTAGCAAACGCAGGGTTATGTGCAACTGCCGCCATCAAACGATGCTGGGAATGTGATTTGCTTGGCATTACTCATACCCCTTAACCATCTCCAAGATGCACCAGTAAGTATCACCAGAAGATGCGTCAGCAGTGCTGAATACAATGTCACCAGTAACGCCAGCGCCAGCGTTGTTTGTAATACCGCCAAACGCGCTCATGTCTAGCGTTTGCGTAGCGCCAGAAGACGATAGAAAAAACGGCACATCTGTTGTGGCTTCCCAAAGCATTCTTACTTCCATGCCGTGATTAGCCATATAAATTTTTGTAACCGTAACCCTGTCACACGCAGCGCCTGATGCGCTTGGCGTTAGTGCAGAAACATCAACTTTCAAAACCGCAGACTCACCAGTGCCGTCACTGATGTTTGTAAATTTCATAATGACCGTTCGCTCGCCATCAATAAGCGTCTGGCTCGTAACTGTATCAGCCATATTTATCTCCTAAAAAGCGGGGAGCCGAAGCTCCCGCCTTATTTCAGCAATTAGCCATTCCGCCGCTGCGCTGTTTAGCAGGAACAACAGTCGTAGACTCCTTGGTCTTTGTTACCGCACCGGGAGCATCAGAAGAACCAAAAAAACTTCTAACCTTTTTCACAAGAGGCCCGATGTAGGTCATGGGATTCGTGGCTTTAAGATCAGCAAGATTTTCAGCTTTCTGGTTGGTGTAGGTGCCTTCGTGACCTTTAGTCTCTTTATAAGACTGTGCGTCACCACCACCATTAAACTTCTTTACCTTGCCGCCCTTTTTAAAAGTTCCTGCCAAAAGATTAGTAGCAACAGGAGGAGTCGGCTTCTTATGACCCTGCGGCATACTGACGGCGCGTCCGCTATCTACGCGGCCACCGTCAGCAAACTTTTTTGCTGCACCACCTTTCTTGTAGCCACCGGCATTATCAAGGGCAACACCACCAGTAGCCATGCCGCCCTTCTTAAGACCAGCGTGCGCTTTAGACGCAGGCTTACTTTCATGCGACTTCAACTCTTTGCCAATGCCTTTGATACCCTTCATTTCCATCTTGTGCATCGCTGGCGTTTCTACTTCACCGGCTTTGCCACCCTTCTTCATGGTTGGAAGACCGCCCATAGGGGCGGCAGCAGCAGGCGGTTGTCGGCGTTTCATCATCTCGGCCATTGCCATCATTTTTCGACGATCCGCCATTGATGGACGACGCGGCGAACCTATCGACGGGCCACCAACAACAGGCGGACGAATCATAGGGGGAGTATTCATCGCC